ATAATTAAATTCATTAATTCATCCATGAGATAAAAATCCTATACCTATGTTTTATTTATATCTCGCCACCTTTGGGAGCTCCTGGCGATTCTGAAGCTTCTGTACCTGAGTCATCAATATCTGGTTCACTCGGAGGTTTTCCAAGATTTCCTTTAGTTGCTTGTTCAGCTGCAGACGCCAACATCATCTCCTGTTCAGTGGGTAAAATGATACCAGCTTTCTTTTCTGCATCCATCATTTTATCTTGTTCTACAATTTCATCATCAGTTTGACGTAAAATCTTACGACGAATATAATCTACAGAATAATATTTTCCAATATAAGGATCAGCAGTCGCTAAAAGTCCAAGTCTTTCTTGCATCAATTCAGAATCCTTAAGTTCTGCAAAATGATTATCATATAAGAAATCATATTGAATATGATCACTCATTCTTTCCCATTCTTCGGGAGTTACCACATTCTTAAGAATTAGTTGAGTTTTAAGTATGTCATGAAAAAGATTACTAAATCTCTTTCTCATTCTTCCAACAAACTTCGTAAACTTAAGTTCATCTCTTAATATTTCTGATGATCTACCTAAACTAAAACCACTATTATCTGCCATACGAGACTCAGGAACGTTCAAAGAACGGAAAAGTTTCTTTTGGAAATACTCAACATCAGTAAGTTCTCCTAAGTTTTGTCCGCCAGGCAATGTAGATATTTCAGTTCCACGACCACCTTCTCTTCTAGGAAGCCAGAAATCTTCCATCATTGACATATATTTCTTATCATCACGAACCTCACCAGTAGATGCATCATAAGTTAATTTATTACGATACCTAGACATTACCTCACGAAGATATTGTTCTGCCTTTGCTTTTGGTAAATTACCAACATCAATATAAAATATTCTTCTCTCTGGAGCACGAGACATACGATAGATGACTAGTGAATCCTCAATCATTCTTAATTGATTAAGTGCTTTAATTGCTTTTTGTAGATAAGAAAGAACTGTGTGTTTGTTACGATCTACTAAACCTGATGTGCAATATGCGATGGCATCTTTTGCAAACTTAACTGCATCTTTCTGTTGTCCAGAAACAGCTACAGATCCATATTGATTTTTCTGATATGAATTAGGTGTGTATATAAAATATTCTGAAAGGCCTGGAAATTCAGCATCAAGTGGGTTTCCATCTAATCCTGGCCTATCATTATTTGTATATTGTATTGCGTTCGCACCACCTTTTTTCTTTTGTTCTCTTACATATTTAATTTTAAGTGCATCAATATATCTAAGTTCTTTAATTCCTTCCTCTGGTTTTTCTAAATCTATGACTTTATGATAGTATATTCTTCCATCTACATACCAATTACGAAATATCTCATGTGCTTTCTTATCAAAGTCCAGCATTTCTTTAATGTACTGGAACTCTTCACGAATAATTGTTTTAACTCTATCTCCAGCTTTTAAATTCTCAAGATCAATTTGAATTGGTGAATCATTTTGATCTGCAACTATTGCTTCACATAAAATATCTTCTATCGCAGAGTCAACTTCGGGATGAAGTGCCATCTCACGATATCTACGAATTAAATCATATTCTGTTTTAAATACTCCCTCTACATCTAAATATTGACCATAAAATCCAGACGCCAAATAATAATCTGCCCCGTCCTCATTGTTTTGAGGAACAGGGGAGACTACTGATTTAGACGGTTTCTTATATGAATCATCAATCGAGAAACCAAATAGTTGTGCCATTGTATAATTATACCTTTACTGGTATTTATATTATAACTTAAACGGTGATAAAAATCAACCGAATGTTCCTGATTCTTGTGGATCTGGTGAGAATGGTAATGAACCAACACCACCTTTAACTGTCCAGAAGATGTAATTAAATGTTACTTGAAATTCTTCTATCTGATCAGTTGCACCGTAATCCAAAGGAATGGAACTAACTGCATTTGGATAAATTCCTTCAAAATCATACTGTCTTAGAACAGGAACATCAATACCACCACTCATGTCTTTACCAGAATTCTTGGCATTTCTACCTAACTGGAAGACTTCAGCTTTTGTTTGATAATCAGCTGGGTTAATATCTCCACCAGCAAATTGTAAATCATTAATTTTATTTGACCACTGTTCAAACACATCTCTGAGATTAAAAGTTTGATCATTAATAATAGTTACTGTCCAAGGATCAAATGTACGATCCCCTGCGACTGGAAGAACACGACCTCTAAATGGAACTGGAATGTTACCAATGTTAGACGCTGGTATCTCAGCAGCCTTAGTCATAAATCGAATGTCACGTTTATATTCACCAGAAGAATCTATTACTCCTGATGGAAGTTCAATGTTAACCTCAAATAAGTTAGATCGGGCCCCGCCCCCAGTCATTCTATCTCTAAAAGCAATAATGCTTCTATCAGAAAAACTTCCTATTTTGTCTGCCATTTTCTTTTTTAACTCCTTTTGTTATTTAGATGGAAATTAATTAAACTCGACCAGCGACTTCAGAGAAGCTAACCCCTGTTCTTGTCGCAACGAATGTAAGACCGATGAAGTTAATAGAACGAGCTGGTTTGATAAAGATATCACATTTAAACTCATTCGCATCAATCACATCAGGTGTGTTGTTTGTTTCATCACAAATAACTAAGAAGTCAGTAATACCTCTCTTTGCTTGAACCCCACGAAGGAATGGTTCAACGATATTACGGAAGTTTGCTCTTGTGATCTCGTCATTGAACTCAAAGAGTTGAGTTCTTGCAGCAACTTCAATTCTTGCCTCTAAGTTCAAGAATAAACGACGAACGTTAATTCTATCGAAAGCAGATGCAATTGCAAGTCCTGTCTTATCACCAAATAGGAGGAATCCACCGCCAGGTGAGAATATCACTGGGTTGATTCTCTTCACATATAAAGTATCTCTCTGAACTTTATTAGGATTATATGCAAGTTTTACTGTGTTAAGTATATTTCCTCTTTGAGGCCCAGCAGGTGAGAACCAAGGGAACTGTTCCTCAGATGTTCTTGCCATCAATCCAGCGATATCACCATTTAATGGCATAAACTGGAACTTATTATTAAATCTATCGAATTGATACTTGTAACCAGAATCAAAGACTGCGAAAGATGATGATGTAATTGGATCATAGAACTGAACAACGTTAGTTGTTTGTGTCTTTGCACTTGTTACGTTAACAACTGTCTCTCTGTTTGGAGAGATAACTGCTAAACAATCCTTTCTTGCTTCTGCAATTGCAATCAATTTGTTTGCTTTTGCTTGTGATTCTGCTTGACTACCTGTGATGCCAGGGCCTTGAAGTAAGAAGTTAACTGCGTACTCTGCTTCATTCTCGAAGATTTCATAACCACCGATTACGTTTCCGAGTGATGTTGAGTAACCACCTTCTGTACTTACACCAGAGTAATCCTTACCACCTTGTAATTCATAAAGTATATTACCACCAAAGTTAAAGTCAACGTCTTGTGCGTCTTGACTCCAAGTATTTGCTGTTGATGTTGGAGTGAATGCAGTTAGAATACCAGATGCGATTGTTCCGTTTCCAGTTGAAATTCCAACAAAGATGTTGTCTGAGTTCTCTGCAACAAAGTTCTTGTAGTAAATTGCATCTCCAAAGGAGTTCTTTGCATCATCTGCCTTTGATAGGAATGTAAATTTCTCAAGAATTGCACCTGTTGTTCCAGAAATCTTTCCACTGTCGTCAATTACAACAATATGAAGTTCATCATTAGAACCGTTTCTTGCAGCAGCATATCCACTTGTGCCTGGTTTTTCAGCAATCTCAGACCACTTTAATGCACCATTCTTTAATTGAATGTACTGATTATCATACCAGTCATCAACTTGGAAGATTGTTGCACAAGTTGAAATACCAGCATCAGGGTTTGCAATAGTAGAACTAGAACTTGAAAATAGAACGCCAGGGCCAGGTAATGTATTACTTGTCTTTGTTCCTGTTGTGAATGCGAAGATTCCGTCTTCTGTATAATTTACTGGGAATATTGTTCCAGCAGCAGATACACGATTTACAACTTTAACGTCAACTGTACTTGCACCAACACCAGTAACGATACCTTGAATGTATCCATCTGCGGTTGATGTTGTGCCTGGGCCAACGATTGTTCCACTGATAGGTTGTGTAACACCCATACCAACACTAACGTTTGTTACTACATGAGGAGTAACGTGAAGTTGTTGATCTGCAGCACCATCAATATAACCAACTTTCATTCCATTTGCATATGCGCCTGGATTTCTAGCAGCTAATCTGTATGTAACAGCATCTTCGTAATTATTTTGATAATCTTGAAAAGACTTAATTTTAAGATTTGAAGTTGATCCAATACCAGTTGGATGTGTTGTAGGCATACCACCTACGTTTGCGTTATTTAAATTTGCACCATCTGCTCTAACGACTCTTAATATACCACCATACTGTAGATAGTTTGAAGCGGTGTACCAGTATTCATACTGTCTATCATTAAGTGATGGTTTTCCAAATAGATCGATCATATCCTGCTCATTCTCAATAAGCAAAGGTTCCAGTACGGGGCCTCTTTCAAAAGGCCCTACTATTGCACCTGTCTGATCACTAATGGAGTCAATTCTACCAACCGTAAGGTCAACTTCCCTAACCTTAACGCC